ATGTAGCTTCGTCGAACTTGTCAGGCGTAGCGTACGCTTGATTGACGCCATTAACCGCGCCGACGAGTGCGATGTTGTACTTCGGCGTATGTACGCGCCGGCGCGCTACGATCATCGCGTACTCCTATCAGAAAAAAGGGTACCCGTAGGTACCCTTATTTCTTTCGACTACACCAACTTAGGTCAGTTGAAGTCGATGACCTGGAACGACAGGCGGTTGCCGATGCCGATACCGGGGGCCGCGTACGTCCAGAACACGATGACGTCCGCTTCCTGCTTGATGTACAGCGTAGCATCCTGCAGGAGGTAGAAGTTACCGAGGTAGTTCTCGGGCGAGTAGACGTAGACCTTCTTGTCGTTGTGGATGTGCGACTTGATGGTCGTGACGACGGGCATGCCCCAGAGGCGCTCCTCGTTCTCGACGCCTTCGTCGTAGTGACGCGACGCCACGTCGTTACCGACGTCGGTGGCGGGGAGGTCGAGAGCCTCGTAGAACAGACCCTTCGTCATCGTCAGCTTGCCGATCGGACGACGGCGGCCAACGAGCTTCTGGAACGCGCGCTTGAACGCGGTCGAGTTGAACGCAGCCGCAGACGTGATCTGCTCAGCGGCGTTGAGCGCGGCCAGCTCGTCGATGGTCGACTGGAACTTCAAGTCTTCCTGGTCGGCCATGTCCTTGACGCTGTTGTCAGACAGCATCTTGCGGATGTCGTTCTGGTACGTCATCAGCTGGAACTTCGACTTGGTGAAGTGCTGCGACTCAGTCTTACCGAAGAAGATCGAGTAACGCGGGCCCTTGAACCACGTACGCGGACCGGCGCCCTGGAACTGCACGAAGGTCGCGACCGACTTCGGCTCCTTCTCGACGATCTTCTTGGGCTCGTCCGTGTTTTCGTCACGGTCGATCTCGTCGTCCGTCAGCAGGACGGGCGTGAGGATTTCACGCGCGTACGACTCTTGACGAACGAACTCGCGGATAAACGCCGAGCCTTCGGCCGCGGCTTCCTTGATGCGGCCATCTTCGATCTTCTTGACGAAGTTCGAGTTGATGAACTGCGCAGACACCTGCTGGGTTTCGGTCCTGTAGCCACTCATTGTGGAATCTCCTGTGAAGTGTTGAAGCGGTTAGCCGTCAGGCTCAGAAGCCCGCGCCCTGGGGGAGGATGACCTCGAGAATACCGTCAACCGAGTTGAGCCCGCCGGGGCCGACGAAGCCGATGATCTGCTCGGGGACGAGTGCGGCCGAGTCGAACAGCTTGACCTTGCCCGCGCTGAACGAGACAGCCAGACCCGGGAGGTACGCACCAGCGAGGAACTGGTCGGTCTTGATCGTCACGCCGCCGTGGAGGCAGGTGAGCTTCTGGACGAACGCGCCCGAGAAGTCGGTGTTGCCGTCGACCGTCACGAAGACAAGCTGCTTCGTGGCGCCCGTCGAGCCGAGAACCGCCTTGCCCGACGAGTTCATGACGACGATCGCACCGGGCGGGATCGTACCAGCCTGGGGCGTGCCGTTCAGGCCGAGGGGCGGGGGGCTGTCGACAGGCAGTACCTGGGCGAGCGCGGCCAGGGCAACCGGGTTGTCAACCGAAACAATATCAAACTTGGAGTTGAGCAGGCTCATGATGAATCCTCGTGCCGATCAGGCGTCAGGAGTTGATGAAGCTACCGAAGTTGTTCCAGGCGGCCTCGGCGCGTTCCTTCTTGGTCGTGGGGTGGTGAGACCCAACCTTCTCGCTGGAACCACCCAACGATTCGACTGGGCTCCCCGTCTTCTCCACGAGCCGTGAGACCGTGGTGAGCACGTCCTCGTCAGAGCTAGCAAGCTTTGAGAGAACGTCCTCGGGGAGATCTTCGCCAGTGGCCTGCGAGAACTTCGCAGACAGCTCCTTGATGGAGCGCTCACGGGCTACCTTGACCGCGTTCTGCTTTTCAGCTTCTTGCGCGTCAACGTAAGCAGCCGTCTGCTCGAGCACGTTGGCAATTTTCAGAAGGAAATCATTGCGCATTTGAGGCCACCTTCTTACGAAGAAGATTGAGCGCGTGAGCTGCCTTCAGAGTATTGGCAACACGCGCCGTCTTGGCCGCCTCTTGGTCAGAGGCAACCTTACGAACATGTGCCGCCAGTTCACGAAGTTGATCAGACGTCATACTTCTTCCGAAACTGAGCGAGATCGGCGTAGCTGATCTCGACGTTGCCAGCCTCTTCACGGATTCGTTCAGCGGTCTTCACCAAGAGCGCGCCCAGATCTGACTTAACCGATACAGATGAAATATGGGCAAGAGCCGCAGTTTTCACCAGTTGTTCATTGTCAACCTGCGCGAGAACAGAATCCGCCAGTTCGCTGAGAGCTCGTCTATGTCGCGACATCAGCGCTTCTCCTTCGACGAGACCGTGGACGACGCCACCAGCGCATCGCGCACTGCGGGAATCCGCGTGGCGATTTTAACGAGCGCGGCTGACAAACGGTCGGAGCACTTGGCTTCGGCCGTCTTGTACAACTCCGCGTACGTATTTCGCGTAATGGCGTCGTACATAGTAGCTCAGCCCTGACGAACGGCGTCGAGAACGAGGCTCATCACCGCAGCACCCTTGAGGAATTCGCCCGAGGCGGCCTCGTGGATCGCGTTGACGGTGTCGTTATACCCCTGCTCGTACGCGACCTTGGCCTGCTGCTCAAGAGCTTCCTTGGTCTGCGAGTAGCCCATGTGCTGCGCCTGCGCGAGCATGCCGGCGTCCGCCGAAGCCACCTTGCCGAACTGCGCCGACTGGTTGAGCTCCGCGGCCTTCGACTGCCACACACCGAGACGCGCGACAAAAGCATCAGCGAAAGCCGCGCCCATAACCTGGGCTTCCTTCACGCGAGCGTCATGCTCAATGCCCGCCATTTCCTCCGCGACCTTCATCACATCGGAAACGGGGCTCGACTTTTCGCTCGCAACCTTGTCGGACGTGAGCGCGTCATTCAGAGCGCCGACGAGTGCGTCACGCGGCGAATCAGCGGCAGCGGCCTTGACGGCGGGAACCGGGGCGGCGGACGCCTCCTTGGTGGTATCCTGCGTCTGGCGAAGGCCGGAGAGAATCTTGTCGATCTTCATTTCAAAAACCTCGCGTGAGAGAAGTGTAGGTAGGCAGTTTAGGAAACACAAACTAGCGCACGACGATATGCCCTAGTTTCTCCGCCACTCTGTCCACGTCAACCGTGGGGAGTAGAACGCTATCAGTCGCATGTTCGATGACGTCTGACATGTACGCCGAAAACTTCTTAAGCATGCCGTGACCAGCTCCGGTTAGGGCAAGGCCACTGAGGAATGCTAAGGCCGGATGGTCAGACGCATAGTGACCTAGCTGGTCGACGATACGTCGGTGCACCGGCTGCGAGGGGTCGTGTACGGGGTACCCACGACGAAGCCGTGAGTCGTAGTCGTGACCAAGTGCCGCCACAAGTGCCGCCGAGCCAAGGATGGGCATGCCGACGTTATGCAGCTCGTTGCTGTGCTTGACAGCGCTGAGTTCCGTAATAGTCGGAATCTCTACGCCTTCGTCAGTACGGTAATGTGGGCCCATGTTGGGTCGAAGATGCTGATAGCCGATGAGACCCAGAGTCCCTGCTGCCAGCGGACGCATCACTGCGGGGATATTCGGCGAGAGAAGTTTGTACGCCCCGCCGAGAAGCGCCGCTCCGCCGACCATCTTAGCCAACTGCTTTCGTGCGATAGCGTCGTGTGCGTCGCGAGCGGCGCCACGCGTCGTAGCATACGCTTGGCCTGTAGCCGGGTCACTGAGATGCAGCGGGTCCGTCCAGCGAGGCTCTTCATCGCGGAAATCGCGCGGAACCAAAGACCGTGACAGGTAATCGGAAATAGTCGAGCGCTTCTCGAGGTACTTTTCCGCTTTAACCGCGATCTCTGGCCGAACATTGCTGCCACGGATATCGAACAAGTTGGATTGCGTAACTTGATCGAGCATCTGCGGGTGCTGCGCGAACATGTCGAACACGTGGCCCTGGAGCCCGACGATCGCGTCAAGAGCCTCTTCGGGCACTGATGCTCCAGGAGCCATACGCGCCAAAAGCAGTTTGATGAACTCAGGTGTCGTGAGGATGACACCCGCTGCTGACAGCGTCGACAGCACTTGCGCGACGGGGTACTTGCTCAGCGACGAAAGCGTTCCGTCGTCGATCGCCGGCATCTGACGAATAGCCGGCTGGATCAGCTGGTGGTACTGCCGCACCTGCTGAGCTTCGGGCTCCGACAACGGCGAGACCTTATGATCCACCGGTACGCCGCGAACTACTTTGTCGATGTCCGATAACTTCTGCAGTGCCGCGCGCTTTTCATCTAAGCGCTCGAGGTACTCACCCGACTCTGCGGCGGTACGCAAGACGTACGCGTCGTTTTCGTGTGCGACTTTCTTGAGCATGTAGCCTGTCTGATCGGCCGGACGGATAACCCATGAAATGTCGAAGAAGCGGGGCGAGGGATTGAGCGCGCCGGCGCGGAGTCCGCTCGGCGTCACCTGCCGCATCCCGTACTTAAGATGCTCGCAGTATTGCTTGCGGGTGGGAGCGCGGTGTCCGCAAATCGTGCAGACGTCGTACTTGATCCGGCAGCCCATAGAGACGGCGGGATAGTCGCCGTCAGAGATGCGCTCTACCAGATCCGGCGCGATAGCGTTGTCAACGCCGATCAGCAGCTCGACCCGGTGCATCTGCGGGTTCCAAAACGCCTTGATGACGTCGCCACAGGCCTTAAGCGGATCGGTATTCTGGTGGTGACGGTAGACCTTGCCGTACTGCTCGAAAGAGCTGTAGTGGGCGGGGAGAACTTCATCCTGCGAAATCCAACCACCGTTGTCAGCTTTGCAGCAACCGCAAGTAGGCTGCATGCCCGGCTTGTACGGGAACTCGTTGAACCCGTCGCCGTTACGATTAAGGTCGTAGCGCTCATACGCACCCAGCGCGAGAACGAGCACGATGGTCTTGCCGGGGCGGGGCTCTA